CTAGTCTTCAGAAAGTCGAAGATGATGGCGACATTGTTGGTCATAGCGTTCAGATCAAAATTCAAATTCAGTATGACAACGGTGGTTTCAATGACGTAGTTACGGACACGATCAGCGGCAAGAGCAGCAACCGTTATCAGCGTGACTACATGATTACGTTGAGCAGCAGCACAAACGTACAAGTCCGCATGGTGCGGGTTAGCGCTGATGAAACCAGCAGCAAGATTGGCAGCACTACGATTTTTCAGAGTTTTACTGAAATTATTGACGAAAAGCTTAGTTATCCAAACTCTGCACTCGTTGCTTTACGTTTTGACTCTCGTGAGTTTCAAAGCATTCCAACTCGCAAGTATTTAATTCGCGGCATCAAGGTCAAGATTCCAAGCAACGCAACGGTAGACACCACTACGCATTTGGGGCGGATCACGTATTCAGGCGTTTGGGACGGAACGTTCCAGGCTGCTACATGGACGAATGATCCGGCTTGGTGCCTGTATGACCTGTTGATTTCAGATCGTTATGGCGCAGGCATTCCTGAGGACACGCTTGATAAGTACGATTTCTTTTCTGTAAGCCAATACTGCAACGCTCTTGTTGATGACGGCAAGGGCGGTCAGGAGCCGCGTTTCAGTCTCAACATGTTGATTAACAGTCGTGATGAGGTTTACAACGTTATCCAAGAGATGACGGCTATTTTTAGAGGCATTGCTTACTACGGTGCAGGCTCTTTGGTTTTGAACCAAGACAAACCGACCGATGCCAGTTACACCCTTGGACCATCAAACGTTATCGAAGGGCTGTTTACATACACTGGAACGTCCCAAAAGGCTCGTCATACCGTTGCGACGGTTGCGTACCAGAACTACGACACCCAGGGTGACACAGAGTTTGAATATGTTGAGGATCATGACGCTGTAGCCAAGTACGGCATCATCAATAAAGACATCAAAGCTGTTGGCTGCTATAGCCAAGGGCAGGCTCACAGGATTGGTAAATGGACGCTTTTGTCAGAACAGAATCTGACTGAGACTTGTCAGTTTGCTGTTGGCATTGAAAGCGGCATTATTCTTCGCCCTGGGCAAGTTGTGGATATTGCTGATCCAGTTAGAGCTGGTGTTCGGCGTAGTGGTCGCGTTCGTTCTGCCACAACCACTGAGTTGATTGTTGATAGCAGCAAAAACCTCAGTCCTAGCGTGGCAACCAGTGAAAACGATCCAAAGGTGTCAGTCATGTTGCCCAGCGGCATTGCTGAGACACGCAGCATCCCGGCTGGTGGCATCCATGTCGAAACGAATGGAACGGCAAGGATCGACGTTGCGTCTGCATTTAGCCAAGTCCCTACAGCCGGTTCAGTATTTTTAATACAGACATCTGACATCCAGTCACAGCAGTTCAGAATCATTTCCGTCAGTGAGAATGAGGAGGGTGTTTATGGAGTTAGTGCAGCTGCCTACAACGCCACGATTTACGACGCAGTTGAGTCTGATAACGAGCTAACAACTCGTGATATTACCAATCTTTCTGCGACACCAAATCCTGTCGGTTCGATTGTTGTTGAAGAGTTTCTTTACGAGACAGGCCAAGGCGTGTTTGTTGGTGCGTCAGTTAGCTGGGAGCATGACCGAGTCAACATTAGTGAGTTCCGTGTTCAGTATCGCGTTGATAATGACAACTTTGAAACGCTTACGACTGCATCACCATCAATCACTATTCGCGATATTCGATCTGGCAACTTAACAGTACAAATACAAGCCAGAAACTACTTAAATCGTGGCAGTACAGTTGTATCCACCTCTGTTGCAATTGAAGGGAAGACTGCCAAGCCGCAGTTGATTACAGACGCTAATGACGCTAATTACATCAATTTCGACATGATTCCGGTCAACGGGCAGGCCAAGTTGACTTGGCGGCAGTCTCTTGACCTTGACGTGCGGAATGGCGGCCACGTCAGGCTGCGTCACTCACCAAACACCTCTAGCGTGACTTGGGGCAACTCAACCAGCATCTCGGAGGAGATTGCAGGATCTGCAACAGAGGTTTATGCAGACCTAAAGTCTGGAACGTACTCAATGAAGTTTGTTGATTCTGGCGGTCGCGAAAGTGATAATTTTGCCTTGATTGAATACACGAAGCCTGAGCTTGAAAGCACTGAGGAAGTGTCCGCGCTGTCGGCAACAGAGGATCCAACCTTCTCTGGTACTAAAACAAATCTTTCTGTTGACACCTCAGATCAAGAGCTTGAGCTGGCTGCTAACGGCAGTGTTCGAGAGGTTTCTGGTGAGTATCAATTCAGTGGAAATCCCTACACCCTGACGCATGTAGGGAGCTTGCGTCTCGAAAGCACCTTAAGGGCAAGATCGTATTTTCCTGGGACAAACTTAATTGACGACATTCTTGTCAATATTGACGAACTTGACGATTTCGACGGTCCTGTTCCAGACGGTTGTGACGTGAAGCTCTACGTTCGGACTACTAATGACGACCCCTCAGGTGGTTCTCCCACTTGGACTAGCTGGCGGCATTTCAACAATGCAGAAATCAAGTGCCGTGCTTTTGAGTTGAAAGCAGAGTTTGAGAATGAAAGCGATAAGTCTCAAATCTCTGTAGACCAGCTCAGAGTAAAGGCGCTGATGCCCTACCGGACGCTGTCTGGAGAGGTGACGACCAGCACGACAGGCGATACCACCGTTAATTTTGGAACGGGGAATCGGTTCTACGTCAAACCGTCAATTGGGATTATCTTTGCCGCGACCAACACCACGGACTACTACGAGATCACGAACGATTCCAGCGGTTCCAGCTTTGACATCTCCGTCTACAATGCGAGTGATCAGCGAATCGCCAAAACGGTCCGCTGGAACGCCGTCGGTTATGGACGAGGCTAATGGCACAAGCTGATCAGGACATCGCAAATGCCAACGGGCTAAGCGTCAGAAACGACATCAACAGCAATCTTGACGCGCTGTTCACCAATAATTCTGGACCCAGTGCGCCTGCTGTCACTTCAGAGTGCATGTGGTTTGCTGATAAGCCAAATAATCAGCTCAAAATTAGAGGCAAAGATACCGATACAGATTTTTATGTTGTTGGCAACCTAGGGGAAACCAATCTGGGTCTTGCCACCAAGGCTAGTCCGACTTTTACTGGCAACGTCACTGTGCCTGCGGGGACGGTTAGCAGTTTGCCGGTTCGGTTCAGCGGGGACACGGATACCGGCTATTTCAAAAATTCTGCTGATGATTTTAGTATCGTTACCGGTGGAACGCGCCGTGCTCACTTCGACAGCAACGGCATCACCATCCGTGACCGCAAGGCACTGAGGCTGCGAGATACAAGCAACAGCAACTTTGTTGCGATCCAAGCGCCTTCAGATGTAACCAGCGACATCACGCTGACTTTGCCTAACAGTGATGGCAATGCAAATGACGTGTTGCAGTCAGATGGCAGCGGCAACCTGAGCTTTGCTGCTTTGCCGCAAGCAGTGCCGACTGGATCGGTTCACCTGATGGCTAGCACTACCGTTCCCAGCGGATATGAAAAGTGCAATGGTCAAGCTCTGAGTAGAACGGTGTACGCTGACCTGTTTGCTGAAATTGGAACGGCATTTGGCGCGGGTGACGGTAGCAGCACGTTTAACGTCCCAGATTTGCGCGGTGAGTTTGTACGAGGTTGGGACGACTCTCGTGGTGTAGATAGTGGCCGCAGCTTTGCAAGCTCGCAAGGCGACAACAATAAACAGCACAATCACGGTGCTTCAGCGACTACAACAATTAGTCCATCGGTTCACAACCACGTTTTCCCTGGGGATGACAACCTGATTTTTGCTAACGGGCAAGGCGGTTGGACGGACAGGCGCACTGGAACGTTTAACTATGACGCCAAAAGCCAAAGCGGTAACGGCAGGATCTATCGCACCAGTGACGCGACTATTTCGGCTAGCACTTCTGTGACGGTGAATAACAGTGCTGCTGGTGAGGCCAGACCGCGTAACATTGCAATGATGTACGTCATCAAAACGTAAGCGTCATGGCCAATATCAAAATCACCGAACTCGATGCCGCTACAACGCTGGCGTCAACTGACGTGGTGCCTGTTGTTGACGTAAGCGAGGACGTAACCAAGAAGATTACAACGACCAACCTGTTCCGCACGTTGCCTGATGGAACGGCAGCCGCACCAGCGTTGGCGTTTAGCTCTGATGCAGCAAACGGTGTT